TTGTGTAAGATGGAAGATAATGACTTGGCTTTGAACAAGTGGCACTCATCACCATAGATGACATCGAAGTTTTCAAAGAAACTTTTTGGCATCTTGTAGATGCTTTGCCATGTGGAAATCACCACAGGTACGTTTGTGATTTTTTCTTTGCCTGAATAGATGCGAGTGCAATTCTCGGACGCCTTCCAATCGGATCCTGTGGCGTAGTCGGCAAAATCTCCATACATTTGTTCCACAAGACTTGTGGTGGGAACAATGATGAGCTGCCTACGATTATGTTGTTGATGCCAACGCACCAACGTGTAAATAATGAGACTTTTACCACTTGCTGTTGGAGATAACAGAAGTGTTCGTCCCGTTTTAATTGCCTCGTGAACAGCGTCAGCTTGATAATCTCGAATGTTTACTGGCTTGCCGTTCGAGTGGTAGTTCAGAGAAGCAATAAATGAAGCAACATCACCGACATCAGAGACAGGCTGACACTTATTAACAAATGCATAGCCGTTTCTTTTACAAAATTCTTCGACATAAGAAGATAATCCCACATACAATTCTTTGGTGAACAAACTCAATAGTCGAATTTTTCCATCCCAAAGTTTTGCACGATACTGAGGTGTGAATTGTGCGCCAGGTACAGCAAACGTGAAGAAGTCATTCATCTCCAACAACACATCAGGTTCTGCGTCCACTCGGAGATAAACTTCATCTTTTTTATTTATCGTAACTGTACTCACAAGCCACCGTTCGTGAACTTATACCATTCAATGGCGGACTTCACATCCCAGGTTCTGCTGTTGATGCTTTTCAATATTTGTTCCAATTGAAACAGCACCGTTTTAATATACTCCAACTTGTCCATGCTTTGAATGATGTCATCATCCGTGGTCATGACTTCATCCATTTCATTCTTTAATGGGCGATTGTTGAGATATTGTTCCCATCCCAATTCAGCTAGCTCTTCTTTGGTTAATTCACCGCGATAATAGCGATACTTCAACTTGCGAAGGCGAAGATAATCGGCTTCGGCTTTTCTAAACTGAAGCCGAACCGATGATAGCATATTTAAATATTTGGCGTGTAATTCTGGAACACGGGCAGCAGAACGACCCAGATTGGTTTGATCCACTTTGCAATCTTCTGCCCACATTGTTTGGATTTCATTCAATTTCATAGAACCTCCTCAGAATAGTAATAATATACTACTTTTACATCTTTTGTCAAGATGTCAATGAATCCACCGTGAACATTCTGTATCGGAATGTGGCTTGTGCTGTGAAATATTGTGTGTTGCCAGTTGAAATGTCAAACTCCACACCAGACAATGATGTGGGGAAACAATCCATGAAATTTAACCGTGCCACAGGAAGATTGTCGGAATCCATGACCAATAACGAGGCATCACTGTATTCAGTTAAGTCGGAAGAACGAATGGCTGGACGAGCATTCACTGTGGCGTCACCTGCTCCAGGTTCTGGCATTCGGAATGATTGTTGTGTGAAGCGTTGTTGAAATTGGCTATGGTTTTCTGGAAACCCTAATGCCATCATCCAGTTGTATAATTCAATGTAATTGGCCATGTCCTCTTGAATCATGAACTTGATGTTGAATTCACCAAAATCAATTTTTTCACCTGGTCGTGGAATATCCACTAACGGTGTGCTTTGTAACACATATCCTAGACTGATGCTAGGTAATGATGCGGCTTGGCAGAAATAGGTGACTTTTGGTAAACTTTGAATCAAGAACCGAAAACTATTGGGACGTAGAAAATCCAATTCTTCAGGTTGACGATTCACCCATAATGCTTCGCTTGATGTCAGTTTTGATGAGGTAGTTGGCATGGTAAAATCCGAGACTTGACTGGGACTTGACAATAGTGTAAACTTACTATGTCCGGAATGAAGTTAATATTCCTATAATATTTATATAACAAAATGAATGGATAGCAAAGGAAAGGGGAGAGTCCCGAAGAACTCTCCCTTCCTTTTTTTGCTTAACTACTACTTCTATTATTATAGAAGGTTTGTTACTGCGAACAAACGATAGTAGTGGTTACGGTCAGCAGTGAATGTGTCTGCGTCTGTTGCGCCACCATCTGTTGTTGTTACGAATGGATTTGCAATCATGCCATAACGTGTCTTGAATCCAATCTTAGGTTGGAATGTTGATGGGTCGATTGCGCGAACCATTTGGAGAGGAACGTATGGGCAGTAGAACAAACCTGCGTCATATGCATTTGAACCCTTGTAACCAACCATCACGAATTGTGATGATGCTGATGTGTTGGCTGAGTATGGGTCGATGAACACCTTGAAGCGACCATTCAATGTACCTGCGAATGTGTTGCCTGTGTCATCTGATGAGATACCATCGTTGCCTGAAAGAGCTGGTGTGTAATCCAACTTACCAGCCATTGCTAGAGCAGCTGCAACGTCTGATGAACAGACGATGAAGTTACCACGGCCACGACGAGTTTCTTGTGCGATTACGTTTGCATCGCGTTCGATTTGGAACATCAAGCCCTTGAAGCGTTCTACTGACCAACGACCGTTTGAGTCTACGTCAAGGTCGAATGTACCTGCTGATGCTGTTGAAGCAGCACCTGGCTTTGCAACCTTGTAGATGGTACGGATAACTTCACGGTTGATTTCAGCAAGAATTTCTTGTGAAAGAATGTTGGCCAATTCAGCTTCTGCATCAAGACCGTGAATTGCCTTCAAGTCTTGTGCCAATTCAACTGTGTATTCAGCCTTCAAAGCACGTGACTTTGCAGTTACTGTGGTCTTTTCGATTGAGAAGGCCATTTGTTGAAGGGTGGTTGAATCACCGAAACCTTCAGCAGTTGAAGTTGAAACACCTGTACCAGTGGTGTATCCACCTGATACTGGGTTTGAACCAGCGTGTGTACCAGTGCCTGAGAAGTCTGTGTCAGCTTCGTTGAATAGAGCTTCTGTGCCTGATTGTGTTGAGTAGTGTGACTTCATGGCGAAGATTAAGCCAGTTGGACCAGTCATTGGTTGAACGCCGGCTACGTCATAAGCCATCAAGTTTGGAAGTGAACGACGAACCAATGAGATAAGAATTGGATCGTAGGTGTCGATTGCTGAACCAGTTTGGTTAGCATGTGTTGCTTCGAAAAGAGCTGCCTTTTCTTCGCGTAGTGCCTTTTCTTGGTTTTCAAGAACAACTGCTGTTACTGCGCGCTTGTAGTTGTCCTTGATTGAAGGAAGGTTGTCGTGGTCCAATACTGGAGCCCACTTCTTTTGTAGGTTTTCTGAAAGAAACATTTACGTTCTCCTGAGTTTGTTTACTGTTAAACGTTTAGTATTATTTATACAAGTGGAAATTTTTAGAACTTAGTACGAGCGATACGAGCTGCATATTGTGCTACTGTTCCAGATGTTTCTTCAACAATGGGTTGTTCTTCTGGAAGAGCAGTTGTTTCAACGACATTCTTTGGGAAGTAGTTGTTCTTGATAACGGTGAGCTTTTGTTCGAAAAGTTCTTCGCTGTCAAATTCAACTTCTTCAATCAAACCACGCAACTTTTCTGATTCAGTTTGTGCTAAATCAGCAGTTACTTTTACGAATACAGCATCACGCTTTGATTCTGTTAATGCCTTCTTGAGTTCCACGGCTTCTGAGATGGATTCATTAACTTGTGAAGTTAATTCTTCAATCTTCTTTTGCATTTCGCCTAGAACATCATATTTTTCTTCTGGTACTTCAATGTAGTTTTCTTGGAACAACACCTTGAGACCAGCAATGAAATCTTCTGTTACTTCGGTACGAAGACCGTTTTCAATGGCTACAGCATTTTGTTCCATCCATTGTTCTGCTACATATGAAAGATATGCGTCAACTTTGTTGTCCAATTCTTGATGCATTTCAGCAACAACTTCTGCTGCTTGTTCAGCAAGAACATCTTCCATGATTTCCATTTCATGTGCCACACGAGCTGAAACTACTGCTTCGAACAATGAGGTTGCTTACATCACCTGCTTGATATTGACCTTTGGCGGCACGAGCTGATGCTTGAGCACCTTGTACTTTCTTCGTGATGTCTCCTGCTTGGTAGGCTTCTTCCATTTCTTCTTCATCTTTCATTTCTTCTTCATCTTCCATTTCTTCATCCTTCATTTTCTTCTTGGCTTCTTCAACTTCTTCCATTTCCACTAATTCATAATTTGCCTTTTCTTCATCAGAAAGAGCATTGAATTCTTCTTCAGAAATGAATTCATCTTCTGCTTCAACTTCAGCTTCTTCCTTGTAAACATTACCAGCATTTGATGCTTGGTTTACAACTGAAGCAGGATCAGCATGTGTGGTGAAATTTGTAGCTTCACCTGCGCCGTGGCCAGGTAAACCAGCTGCCTTCTTCATCTTGGCAGCTTGAGTCTTGCCTTGTGTTTCTTGGTCATCTTCTGATTCAACTGATGCTTGTTCCGATGAACCTTGTGCCATGGGCTTTTCTTCCTTGGCAGCAACACCAGCAGCCAACTTGTTGACTGGATTTTCTGGCTTTGCGGCTCCTGAAACATTCATCATTTGAACTTCTGGTTTTTCTGATGAACCTTGGGCCATTGGAGCTGCTTCTTTATTATTACCCATGCCAGGGAAAGCTTCTGCCAATTCTTCAGCCTTTCGATTCATCATTTCACGAATCTTGTTTTCGATTGAGGCCATTTAACTATCTCCTAAAGTTAGTTACAAACGTTACTATTATTTATACAGGTTTACTTCTTGGAAAGACTATTTAAGAAGTTTTCGAACACACGATACTTCACTTCTTCCAATTGCTTCTTTTTGGTTTGTTCAATGATTCTTTTGGTTTCATCAATGTTTTGATAGGTCCAAGAACCATTTATGAACATCCATTCCTTGTTTTCCATGATGCCTTGAACGAAGGCATCTGGTGCTGAAGGGTCAGCTACAATGTCAGCGGCAGTGGCAAGATAGAAGTCGCTTTGCACTTCATTGATGCCATCTTCCTTTTCTTTTAACGTACCCATGCCACGTGAAGATACACCAAGTTGTGCACCACCTTCAATCAACCCCTTCACAATGTTACCCATGGGTGTGTTCAAAATTTTAGCACGACCAATGTAATTGTTACCATCTTCTCTTAAGGAAGTGATAATGTGTGATACACGGTCAAGATTAATGGTGGGACCTTCTGGGTGTCCCAATTCACCAAATGCACGCTTGGAATCCACATATTCCTTCATATAACGTGCCACTTCTTTTTCCATCACCGACTTGGGATAGATGCGCTTGTTTTTGTTAGCCATTTCACTTTGAAGAAACACACCTTCAATGTATAAATCTTTGCTTGTGCCTTCGGAAATGACTTGTACGCTTTCTACGATTTCTGAAATGAGTTTCATGATGGTGTCCTTATGTCAATGGGTTAACGTGTTGTGTATCGCCATACCCAGAAATCTTCACAAGTTCAAGTATCACAGTGCCACCACCTGCAGGTGTCACCACAACAATGTTGCTTGCATTTTCACGGTTATCAGAATAACCATTGAAATCAAATTCTTGTGCACCAGTTAATGCCCATAATTGAACAGAGTTTCTTGTGATGGTGGCGTTGCCTGCAGGTACTGACCAATGAATGGCAGAAATGTTCACAACAGGTGAAGATGCTGTTTGACTAGGTGTTGACAATGTTGTGTTAAGATTAATGGTTTCAGTCGCACCTGTACCTGAAATAGCAACCACACAATGGATGGGAGTCTTTTTTAATACTGTTAATGCCATTTATATATCCTCTATGTTTACTTTTTCTTTTTGTATACAGGGACTGTAACCTTGCCTTTACCTTTTTCTATACCCTTCTTTGTGAAACCTTCAGGTGGGCGCCAGAATTGTTTGGCATTGGACATACGTGGTAGTCCAGCTTTCTTTGTGCTACGAACTCCTAGTTCTGTATTTCTATATGGAGTGAGATTGGATTCACCCATTTCTTTTTTCTTTTTAGCATAAGCAGCAAATTTTTGATATTGCTTTTCTGACTTTTCCCGACTCTTGCTACCCAACTTACCGTCCTTTCCAGGATATGGATGGGTATCTACATGGCGGAGTTTTTTATAACCTTGAGCAACTGGTTGACCATTTCTTGTATTCATATGCCAAGAAGCATCTGCTGCTCTACTAGCTTTGTAACTGGAAATTTCATCTAGTTCTACTTCTTCTGACATTTCTGATTGCATATATTGTGCTGCTGATACTAGATAATCTTCTGCCAATGTGATTTTGCTTGCCACCCATTCTGGAAGATTGGTGTTTTCATCAAGCATATCATGCATCATTTGTGCATTGCGAACAATGGTCCGAAGTGAAGATTTGGCCATGTCACCTTCGTAATCATATTCACCCTTGTCAGCTTCATCTTTGACAGCTTCTTTCAACTTACGACGACCATATGCTTTGGAAGGAAGAACAGAAGGATGAAGTTTCTTTTGAATGATGGATGCTACATATTCATTCTTTTTTTCTTTATTTGCCTTCTTCACTTCTCCTTCCACTACTGTTTCTGCTTCTTCATTGGTTTTCTTCACTTGCTTTGGATCACCCTTCAATGAAGCAGATTGCCCTGGCTTTAAATGACCAAAACGTTTTTCTAGATAGCTTTTTGCTTTAACTGGCTTTTCAGGTTTCATGCTACCAGCTGGCAAACTATATTTGTTTTCTTCAATGGTTTCTTCTTCCTTCATAGCCATTTTTGGTTTTGCTTCAGCACCATATTTTTTACGAAAATAATTCATTTTCTTGCGAAGCTCCTTAGACATTTTTTCTTTGGGATTTTTCGCCTTGGGGCTGTGGCTTGGGGAAGGGTTGTAGAACAAAGCTTCATCTATTGTTTCTTCTTCCTTCATTGCCATCTTCGTGGCTGTGGCATACATCACTTCTTTTGCACGAGCACCATAACGACTGCGAAAATCTTTGAAGTTTTTCTTCATGGACTTCACAATTTTTTCGCGCTGTGCCATGTCGGCATCCGTCATTTTGGCTTCGTCCATGTTACTTACCCTTTTTGCGTAATTTGGCTAATACGGCACCTGCAATCTTGGCGCCGCGTTCTTTACCATATTTGCGACTTGCCTTGGCGGCAATCTTACTGAACATCTTGCCTGGCTTACCAATGTCCTTGCCAGCACGTGCCATCTTGGCTGAGTATGAAGCTTCATCAACAGATTCCACTTCTTCCTTCATGCCTTTCTTCTTACCACGAAGCATCTTGAAATCCATGGCATCCAACTTGCCATTTTTGTTCATGTCAATCTTATGTTGACCACCCTTCAAGGCTTCATTTACTTCTGCATCACAATCAGCACATTCTTGTGTATTGAACATGGATGATGCCACTTCCGTCTTTGCTGCATCAAGAAGTTCATCAATTTTTGTTTGAAGGATGTTGTTGAATAGATTTTCAGCTTCAATGTTATCATTGCTGTCAATCTTATCAATTAAATCCAAAACATTTTCATTAAGGTCTGACATATGTTATTCCTCTGTTATTGAGTAGGAGGTTCTGTAGATTCGATGGGAGGATTTGCAGCTAAATCAGCTTTCATTTCTGAATCCATATCGGAAATTTCTTCTTCAGACAAACGCATAATCTTCTTTTGAATATATGACTTGCTCACATATTTGTTTAGATATGGATCCACTTGAGCTATCAATTCCACACGTGAACGATCCACATCATCTGCCATTTGTACCCAATCTTGTTCAGTGATGATGCCCTTCAATATCAATTGTGTTTTCAATAAATCGGCAAACATTAAACTGAATTGACGGCGAAGCTTACCTACAAACTTTGTGAACTTCAATTCATCACGAGTGATTTCTGCTGCACGACCAAAGTTCAATCCTGCTTGTTGTTGCAAACGTGAAATGGGAACATTTAATGCTTGATACAACTTGCGTTGGAAATATTCAATATCGGCAATTTCACCGAGATTTTGTCCTCCAGGAAGAGTGGAAATTTCCGTCCCCTTTCCACCTTCACGACGAGGCAACCAGAAATCTTCCAACATGCTCATCGTCTTTTTATCATCACGAATCTCGCCTGTGTTGGCATCATACACCAACTTGTTACGATAGCGATTCATGATATCTTTAAGATATTGTTCTGCCTTTAACTTGGGTAAGTTACCGACATCAATATAGAAAATTCTTCTTTCTGGTGCTCTAGCCAAACGATAAATGACCAGAGCATTTTCCATCATACGCAACTGATTGGCAGGCTTGATGGCTTTATGTAAATAGCTAAGAACCATTTGATTATCTACATCAAACAAACCTGATGGCACATAACAAATGGCATCTTTCGTGATTTTCAATCCTTGCACATTGGTGGATGCTGAGATGTTTTGGGTCATGTGCATACCCTTTTCATTATACAAGAAAAATTCTTCAGTACTCTTTACAAATTCAACACCAGTCTTGGGTTCTTTTTCTTTGATGACGTTGCGAACTTTTTTAATTTTTCGTGGGTCAATGTATCGAACATCAGTTAACCCTTGCTTGGGTTTTGCTGTGTCAATGACTTTATGGAAATAAACCCGACCATCAATGTACCAACGACGAAAATAATCTTGTGCTTTGTTTTTAAATTGCATCATGTCAAGAATGTTTTCAAATTCTTGCTCGATGTTCTTCTTGATGCTAGATGACACCTTGACATTCTTTAAATCCAATGTCACAGGTGGTTCATTATCAAGATTGGCAATGGCTTCATTTACCACATCATCAATGGCGGCATCAACATCTGCCATTAATGAAATGTCACGATACCGTTTGATTTGTTCTGATTCATTTTTAGCGGCACCTTCCAAGTCAAGATAGGTACCATAGTACCCACCCGCCTTGATGGTATCAAGTGCCCCTTCGTCGGAAGGAGGCACAAACGAACGTTCTGTTGGTGCCGGTTCCTTCCGCTTAATGGTGTACCCAAAAATATCCATAATATGTCTTACCTAGTTATAAGATTAAACAGGTGTTACTTCAAAATGTGAGTATTGGAACGTCACATTGAATTCTGAAATCACATCGTTTGCTGAGTAGGCCAATGCCACTTCTGAAACGGTAATTGGGAATGAGTTGAAGATTTTATATGTGCGAATGACAGCATCATTGCGGTCAAGTTGTGATACTTCAAGGTCACACATATATGTAGCGGGAGCCAATGAACCGCCGTTGTCTACACGATTGTTCATGAGATTGGACCAACGTTCGAAATATTGACGCATCTTCATTGATGTATCATTCAACACGGTTATGGTCCATGGATCAAATGTGCGTTCAC